AACTTAGTAAACTTAAGTTCATCTCTAAGGATCTCTGAGGATCTTCCTAAGTTAAATCCACCTTCACCACCTTGTCTTGACTCAGGTACGTTTAGAGATCTATACAACTTAGACTGGAAGTACTTAATATCTGATAGTTCACCTAAGTTCTGTCCACCAGGTAATGTAGTAATCTCAGTTCCTCTACCACCTTCTCTACGTGGTAACCAGAAGTCTTCCAACATGGACATGAACTTCTTATCATCACGGATCTCACCAGTGCTGGCATCATATACCAACTTATTACGATAACGCATCATAACGTCACGTAAATATTGTTCTGCCTTCATCTTAGGAAGATTACCAACATCAATATAAAATATTCTTCTCTCAGGTGCTCTTGATAGTCTATAGATTACGAGAGAGTCCTCAATCATTCTTAACTGGTTGAGTGACTTGATTGCTTTATGTAGATAGGATAATGTTGTTCCTTTGTTCCTATCAACCAATCCAGAAGTGCAATATGATATTGAATCTCTTGCAAATTTAACACCACCACCTGATCCTTTACCTGGTTGACCACCATAAGGTGCTACATTCTGTTTAGGATTATATACAAAATACTCTTTAATATTCGGGAACGGAGAATCCATTGGATTTTCACGTCCATCATTCTGTTGTACTCCACCAGTCTTATCTTTCTTAGTAATTGATTCACGAACATAACGCATCTTCAATGCATCAATATACCTCAACTCCTGAATCCCATCATGAGGATTCTTTAAGTCAATTACTTTATGGTAATATAATCTTCCATCAACGTACCAATTTCTATAGATCTCATGAGACTTCTTATCAAAATCAAGAAGTTCAAGGATTGTTTTAAATTCTTCCCTTATCTTTTTCTTTAATCCATCTCCAGCATTTAAATTATCTAAATCTATCTGAACAGGACTATCGTTTAAATCACTAACTATTGCTTCGTTTACAATATCTTCAATAGCACCATCACATTCTGGATGCAGTGCCATCTCACGGTATCTTTTGATAAGATCATATTCGGTCTTATATACCCCTTCAATATCTACATAGGAACCAAAAAATCCACTGGTCAGATAGTGATCAACTCCATCCTCGTTTGATTGAGGTATCGGTGATACTACGCCAGGGGATTTCTTTTCGTTATCCTCTATAGAAAATCCAAATAACTTGGCCATTACAACTTTCTACTTTAACTGTTGGTACTATTTATTATACCACAGCAGTGCCAGTTTGGTCAGTTGCTTCCGCTTGCCAGTATTGTACTTGGAATTCAACGGTATATTCTTCGATTGTGTCAGAAGTATCGTATGAAAGATCTATCTGAGATACATTCGTTGGGAATATGTCATAGAACCTGTATGTCCTTAATGGAACAGTACTGTCTGCATCAGTATTCTCAGTGGAGAACTTCTGTTGTCCTCTACCTAACTGATAAACATAAGCATCTGTCATATAGGATGATGGGTTAGTTGCGCCAGTAGCGTTATCCAACTTACTCATTTGGTTCATCCATAGCTCGAATGAAGTCCTTAGTTTAAAGTCTTCATCGTTAATGACTGTAACAGTCCATGTGTCGAAGGTTCTGTCTCCAGCAACCTTTAAAATACGACCTCGGAATGGTACGTCAATTTGAGCGATGTTGGAAGCAGGTAATGCTGCTGCCTTACATAAAAAACTGAATGTATCGTCATCCCATCCGATGTTTCCAGCAGATGGGAATGTTGGGATTGATACTTCAAATAAATTTGGTCTTGCTGCACCACCTAATAACTTTGCCTTAAAGTCGGTGATGTTCCTGATTTCTCTTGCCATTGGTTTTGATCCTCCTTAGTTATTTAATCATCCAGTGGGTCAAACTCTACCAGCAACTTCTTCAAAGCTAACACCAGTACGGGTAGCAACGAAGGTCAGTGTGATGTAGTTGATCGACTTCGCAGGCTTCAGGAAGATGTCTGCTCGGAACTCGTTATTATCAATGATATCTGGAGTGTTGTTAGTCTCATCACAAATTACTAGGTAATCATAGATACCTCGTTTCGCTTGAACATCTCGTAGATAAGGTTCAACGATATTAACGAAGTTTGCCCTCGTAATTTGATCGTTAAACTCGAAGAGTTGTGCTTGTGCTGCTCTCTCTAATGCTTGCTCAACTGTCAAGAATAAACGACGAACGTTAATTCTATCAAAAGCAGAAGCATAAGATAATGCAGTCTTATCACCGAATAAGATGATTCCAGTTCCAGGAGTATTAATAATTGAGTTAATCCTGTTCTGATAAAGTATGTCTCTTTGAGACTTAGTTGGGTTGTATGCTAGTTTAATAGCATTCTTGATATTACCTCTCTGCTGTCCAGCAGGTGAGAACCAAGGATATGCTGTTAAATTAGTACGACACATCAATCCAGCAATATCTGGATTGCATGGAAGATAACGGAATTTGTTGTTAAACCTATCGTAGGTATATTTAAAACCACTATCAAAGATTGCATAAGATGAAGATGTTAGTGGTCCAAAAAACTCAACGACATTTGAAGTCTGAGTAATAGGATCAGTGATATTAACCACCGTGCCTTTATGTGGTGACAGACAAGCAACACAGTCCTTTCTAGAATCAGCAACAGCAATCAATTTATTTGCTTTTGCTTGAGATTGTGCAAGGTTATCTCCAGATGGTCCCATCAAGAGATAATCTACTGGAACCTCGTCTTTATTATCAAACAGGTTGTATGCAGTAATTAGATCTCCCAATTCTGCCTTAAGTCCACCACCGTTTGTATAATTCTGACCAGAACCAAGTTTATAGGTCTGAGCACCAATTGAACTAAAGGTATTACCTTCAGCACCTCTATCCCATGTTGTTTGATATCTTTGTAGTGGATACCATAACGTTGGCATATCAGTACCATCATAAACTCTACTTCCATTTTGGAAGAAAGTACCTACAGGATATGACTGATGGAATGTATCATTAGCATTACTCTGGTTAGAACCAGCGTAGATGTAATCAGAGTAGTTGGCAAGATAAGACTTGTACCATGTCTTCTGAGGAGCATTTGCTTCAGATACAGCATCTGTTGCCTTAGATAGACTTAAATGCTTCTCAAGAATATTTCCTTGAATACCTGTTAGTGAACCTGCATCATCAACAACAACGACGTGCATCTCATCATTTCGACCACCCCTTTGAGCAGCATAGTTTGATGTTCCTGGTTTAGGTGCGATGCTATTCCAGTATATTGTTGAGTTGTCTAGGTTTAATTTACGTGAGTTGTACCAATCATCAACACCAGATACCAAAACTCTAGAGTTGGTTGTCTGAGTTGTAATAACAACTTCGTCATTATTAAGTGCAGATACGCTTAATTTTACGTCATCCGTAACTGCTGTTCCACCAATACCTGCTCCACTAACGGTGATTGTTGTACCAACACCATATGCAGATCCAGGACTTGTTAGTGAGACGGTTCCAATACCACCAGATGCATCTCTGAATATGGTGAATACTGCTCCTGTACCTTCAGCACTTGTACCTGTTAGGTTAGTGTAAGTACCACTTGAAGCAGATGGAACTGATGTAAATGTGGTTAAACCAACTGTACTTACTGTACCCTGATTTAGGTCATAACCACCTACTGATGTACCAGCGATAGATACGGTATCTCCAACCGTGTATCCAACACCAGCATTTACGATTGTTGCACTAGCAACATTACCGTCTGTACTATTACGTACAATAGTAAATGTTGCACCAGCACCACCGCCACCAGTTGTACCACCAACTCCAGTATAAGTCTGGTCTTGCTGACCTTGAATTGCACTAGAAGTGGTAATACCAATAGTTTCTATTGAGTCTTCAGGTGATACAACATCGCCGTCAGAGTCAAGTATTGTAAGTCTTTGATCTTTTAAGAAGGATGCATACTTACTACCTTCTGCATACGTTACATCGTATGATCTTCCTGGTTGTGTACCACCAGTTGAGACACGAGAACGAACTTTAATATTGAGAACACTGATTCCTGTATCAGGTCCATCAATTAATTCTGTGATAACTCCTTTTAGATATCCGTTGAAGACTTCAGTAGTACCCGCTCCTGGAACGACTTGACCACTAATGTCAACCGTGACACCATATCCTACTTGAGCACCCATATTGGATACTGCTGTTGTAGCAATACCAATGACCTGATCTGCCATGTCGTCTATGTAGCAGACTTTCAGACCATTTGACCATTGTCCAGGGTTCTTAGCAGCATAATAGAAGTTTGGATTTGCATCCAAAAAGTTTGTATTATAGTCGTCAAAGTTTTTAATCTTTGTACTTGCTACCGCAGATGTTCCGACACCAACGTTACCGTTTGCTAGGTTGTCGTCATCCGATCTAATTACCTTAAGAACACCACCGTATGAGAGGTACTGCGATGCTGACATCCAGTACTCATATTGAGCATCGGTATCATAGGGTTTTCCAAATGTACTGATAAGGTCTTGCTCTGTAGCAATATCTATAGGTTCCGATACAGGTCCAATTTCAAATGGTCCTGCGATACCTCCAATATTGTCAAGAACGTTTTCCGCTCTTCCGACGGTTAAGTCAACTTCTCTAGTTAGTACACCAGGAGATAATTGAGGAGTTGCCATGTTCTATGTCTCCAAAAATTCTCAGTTTTGTTCTAGAGATATTTATTAAAATATAACTTTAGAATAGGGCTACTACTTATACTCCCACATGTAGGACATATCCCCATACTCATCTGTATACCACCTGTCTCCCGTATTATCCACAAAACTATCATCATCAAGACCATTCTCAATAAACCCAAATGGAGCCATGTCTTGCTCAATCTGATTCTTCTGTTCATCATATAATCTTTTTCTTACGTCTTGATCAGTAATCTCTTTAAAATAATCTTGCTCAACCAACCATGCATATATTACCAAACACATTGCAAGGTCATCATTACATCCGTCTTCTGCTTCAAATGAATTACTTTTTTGAATAAACGTTGTTAATTCAGCAATGATCTCATAATCTTTAAATACAATCTTATCAGACTCAATTAGAGTTTTTAAATTTAAACATCCAACCTTTTTAACAGTCTTAGACATTTTGACTCCAAGTTGAGTCTTCTTACCAGAGAATCCTTGACCTACAACTTGTCCTGCTCTACCTCTCATAGAACACATAAGAACATTCTCATATTCTAAGTCGTAATTAAGAATAGATGCTACTTGATCCCCTACATCATTAACTTCACATAAGATATATGCCATATTATAATTTCTGGCAATATCATGAATTATAGATGGGAATAACATAGGTTTAATTTCATTATTCCTATACTTTGCCACTAATTGATGTGGGAAGGTCGTTATATCAATTACCGTAAATGCAGAGTAGTCATTACCTACTCCACGAGCAACATCAACAGTAACAACATAATTATGATCTGTCTGAACCCCTTCATATACATCCAAACCCTTATTACTTAATGCAGGTGATTCATATACCAATCTTCTTAATGTTGCTGGTGATATAAGAGTATCAACAGATCCTAAGAATTCACACTCAAACTCAACTTTAAACTGTTGTTCTGAAGTGTTAGCAATTGTCTGTAACTTCCATGCCTCATCTCTACCTGGAACATCCCACCAATTAACTTCCGTTGGTATATACTCATTCTTCTTACGTTCAGCATCATGCCAAAGTTTATAGAAGTGATTCATCCCGTGAGGGGTAGAAACAATTATAACCTTGGTATTTTTACCAGATGAAATAGTAGGATAAACCGAACTAAAGAACTGATCGGCAATATGGTTTTGAACGAACGCAAATTCGTCTAAGAATATGATGTTGTAAGATCCACCACGAACTGCAGATGCAGATGTAGATGCAGCAATAATTTTAGAACCATTCTCTAATTCAAGAGATGCTTTGTTCCATGTTAAAACTCCTTGCTGCAACCATCTTGGTAAATTCTCATATGCAGTTTGAAGTCTATCTAAAAGATCCTTAGCAGTTGATGCTTTGTTAGCAAGGATCGCTATATTTACATTATCATTAAAAATAGCATAGTACAGCAGATAAGATACAACAATGGTTGATTTACCTGACTGTCTGGGTAGTTTGCATATGTTAAATCTGTTATGATGAAACTTATCTAACATATCCTCCTGAAAAGAATACGGTTCAAATTGCTTTAAACCGTAATCCAGAGTAACAATGTTTATATAATTCTTCGCAAAATATATCGGATCATCTATACATCGAGAAAATTCAACAACCTGCTGCTCAGTAAATTCCTGAGTAGTATTTGCCTTTTTTAATAGGGGATTACCAAGATAATGATCAACAGCCATTTAATTAGTTTGCAAATCCTACAGCAGCACCTAAAACACTAGCGTCTGCAGCAAAGATTGCTTCAGTTGATTTCTTCCCAACAATTTCAACGGTATTACCTAGCAACGTTAAGGTTCCAATTGTTGTAGATCCCCCAACAGAATCAATGACGGTTACTAATCTTGCAGTACTAGTAGTATTGACAAGACGAACTGCTGCTGCACCACCGAAGATAGATGCACCTGCAGCGTCAGTGCCACATGCTGCTTGAGTTCCTTTAATTAAAGTGATCATGATTGTTTAATGTCCCGTAGTTATATTTATTAAGCGTTGTCTTGCGCTTTCTTTTCATCATCACGAACTTGCTTTGTTCCTTTAAGGAATTTTTCAAGATTCTTTTGAGACTTCTCATCACT